AGTCGTAGAAGACGCAGAAGCCATCCAGAAATACGGCGTCGTCAAAACTGAAATCAGCGCCTTCGCCTGCACCAGTCGCGGACAGGCGTATCGCATCGGCGAATGGCTGCTGTACTCAGAACGCTACGAGAGCGAAATCATCAGCTTCACTGCCTCGATTGATGCTGGCGTGCTGGTGCGGCCTGGGCAAATCATCGAGGTAGCCGATCCAGTGCGGGCTGGCGCACGACGCGGTGGCCGCATCTCCGCTGCAACGACCACAGCCATCACGGTGGATGACGCTACCGGGCTGACAGCAGCAGGTGCTGAGTTGTCGGTCATCATGCCGGATGGGAGCGTTCAGACACGTCCCATCACAACCATTGCCGGTGATGTGATCACTGTGTCGTCGGCATTTTCGACAGCCCCCAACGCTAACAGCGTCTGGATTTATCAAACCAGCGCCATCCAAACATCAACGTGGCGTGTGCTCACCGTTCAAGAGCAAGACGGCAGCAACTACGCCATCAGCGCTATTGCCTATAACGCCAGCAAGTACGCCTACATCGAGCGCGGCACAGCACTAGAAGAGCGTGATATCACTGATCTCAACAAGCCGGCCAGTACACCACGTGCGCCGACCTTCCAAGAGGTGTTGTACGAGGAAGCTGGGCAAGTCCTCTCCAAGCTCATCATCAACTGGCTCGCATCCATTGATGAAGACGGACGCACCAATGCTGTGCAATACCTAGTGCAGTGGCGAAGAGTAGATGGAAACTGGGCGCAGAATTACGTCACAACACAAGAATACGTCATCTATGACACCACACCTGGCGACTATGAAGTATTGATCTATGGCGTTAACTCTGGATTGCGGCCATCAGCGCAACCAGCGCGTCTGGATGTATCAGCACGCGGCAAGCTAGTCGAGCCTGCCAATGTGCAGAATCTAACGATTGAGCAAATCAGCGCCAACTCTGCACGCTTGCGTTGGGATGCCTCGACTGATCTTGACGTGAAGATCGGCGGTCGCGTTCACATCCGCCACACCAGCATCACAGATGGCACCGGATCATGGACTAACTCGCAGGATTTGATTCCTGCAGTGCCTGGCTACAGCACCGAGGCGATCGTGCCAATGGTCGAGGGTGAATACCTCGTCAAATTTGAAGACAGCAGCGGCAAGCAAAGCATCGCTGAAGCCAGCGTTGTTGTTGACCTGCCCGATCCACTTAGCGCCTTCTTGGTGCTGGACAAACGCGAAGACACAACAGATCCACCGTTTCAAGGTGAGTTCACCAACCTGTTTTATAGCGTCGAATATGACGCCATCACGCTGGGCGGCACAGGCTTATTCGACACGATTACAGACTTTGATCTATTAGTTGATCTCGACTATTACGGTGACATTGCAGAGACCGGCACATATGTATTCAATGAAGTGCTAGATCTTGGCGCTAAGTATTCGCTGGATTTACGGCGTCACCTTGTTGCTGGTGGCTTCTACCCATCTGATCTCATCGACGAACGCACTGACCTGATTGACACCTGGGTTGACTTTGAAGGTGCAGTGGCTGATCAGGTGAACTCCAAGGTCTGCGTGCGCACCACCGACGACAACCCAACTGGATCGCCAACGTGGAGCGACTACCAAGAATTTGGCAATGGCACCTTCACTGCGCGAGCCTTCCAGTTTAAGCTGGATGCCTCAGCCTTTACGTTGTCGCAGGCATTTGCCTGTTACGAGCTGGGCTACAAAGCATCATTCCAGCGGCGCATTGAGAGTTCAGTGGTGGCCGAGCAAAGCGGCGCTGGCACCAAAAGCGTCACGTTTGCCAATCCGTTCTGGACTGGTTCAGCCGTCCTGGGCGGCGTCAACAGCATCTTGCCGTCCATCGGCATCACCGCTCAAAACCTGCAATCCGGCGACTACTTCAACGTGACCAACGTAAGCAGCAGCGGTTTTGATGTGACCTTCCGCAATAGCAGTGGCACTGCAGTTGATCGCCTGTTTGCGTGGTCAGCGGTAGGATACGGTAAAGGCGCATAATCCATGGCCACGTACGACTGGACGGGCACGGACATAATCCCAAACGGCAGTGGTTCGGCTGTACGCGCTGACCTGAACGACGCACTGCTGGCACTGTTTTCGCAAAACAGCAGCGCCACTGCACCGCCTGAAACCGTCGCCTACATGACGTGGGCGGACACGGCAACTGGCCTCTACAAGATCCGCAACGCAGCTAACAGCGGCTGGATCACGCTGTATCAGCTCGATGGCGAGTGGACAACGATCGCACTGGAGAACGGCACCGCTGCTGCACCGTCGCTGTATTTCAAGGACAGCGGCACCGATACCGGTCTCTACAGCCCCGGCACCGATCAAGTAGCCATTGCCACCGCTGGCGTTCAGCGCGTCAACTTCAACGGTGCCACTGAGGTGGTATTCAACGATGGCGGCGCTGACGTTGACCTCAGAATTGAAGGCGACACCGAGCCGAACCTGTTCAAGATTGACGCTGGCACTGATCAGGTGCAGGTCAAGAACCTCAACGGCGGGCCGCTTGCTGGCACTCGCAACCGCATCATCAACGGTGACTTTTCCGTTGCGCAGCGCGGTATAAGCTTTGTAAGCGGTGCAAATAATGACGACACCTATACGCTAGACCGCTGGTACATCCTCAGCGATGGCAATGATGCTATTGACGTAACGCAAGAAACATCGACAGTACCGACCAATCAGAAATACGCCATTGCACTTGATGTTGAGACAATTAACAAGAAGTTCGGCATTGCCCAGATTATTGAAAACGTCAACTGCGTCGGGCTAACCGGCGGCAATGTCACTCTGAGCTTCAAGGCGAAAGTCAGCTCTACTACCAAGCTGGATAACGTAAAGGCTGCAATTATTGCGTGGTCCGGCACTGCTGATACCGTAACTAGCGACATCATTAGCGCATGGGGTGCAGAAGGCACCAATCCAACGCTGATTGCTAATGCCACCTACGAGAATACGCCTGCGAATTTAAGCGTCACAACAAGCTACGCCACTTATTCGCTGTCCGCAAACATTGATACGGCTAGCACTAGCAATATCATTGTATTCATCTGGTCTGATGTGACGGACACCACTCTTGGCGATTTCCTTTATATCACTGATGTGCAGCTAGAGCCCGGCACCGTCGCCACCCCGTTTGAACGACGCAACTACGGGCAGGAGCTGGCGTTGTGTCAGAGGTATTACTATCAAACCAGCCAAAGCAATGATTTTTACGGAAGGGCTGGAACAGTTTCGGCAACAACATATCATCCTATTGTTCACGAGTTTCCTGTGCTCATGAGAATTGCCCCTAATTTTTCAGCCACAGGAGCAACTTTTAGCTCTGCCAACTCCAGTGCGTTCTCAAATGCCACAACAACAAGACGACACTTAACTTTGATTGCTTTAAGCAATACGGCCAATTTGGACGCTTATTACTTCTTGGCCACAGGATCTCTCACTTGGTCTGCGGAGCTTTGATCCATGTCCTACCAACTGACGCACAGCAACATGATCCTTCGTCTTTCCGACGAGCTGTGGATCTCACCCGACCCCGCCAACACCGACTACGCCGCCTATCTGGCGTGGCTTGATGAGGGCAACACGCCTGCGCCTGCTCCGGAGCCTGCGCCTGTGCCTGAGCTGACACCAGCCGAGAAGCTTGCAACCGCAGGTCTTACCGTGGCTGAACTGCGCACCCTGCTCGGCCTCGACTGATGGCGGTTCGCTCCAAAACCGGCACCGCTCGCATCGAGCATCAACCGGGCTTTCCTAAGCTCACATCTCAGGGACAGGGCCAACATTCGCGGCCACACCGCAGAGGCCGGAAGAAGCTCCGGGGACAAGGCCGCGGCTAGACACTTGCCGAAGCCGGCGGGATCGGTAACGGTCCCGCTCGTTACGATGTGATCGAGCCAGGGCGCCCCGATGGTGGACGAACCCAAATCAGTCGGCGGTTTGTTCGCTGCTTCCCTCCCCGCGGCGTTGGCGGCTGGCATGGTTGCCATCGGGGCGCTGCTGATCTCGATGCAGGTGCAGTCCGCACGGATCGAGGCCACGCTGGTGCAACTGGCGAAGTCCGTCGATGAGCTGAAGACTGACGCGCGCTCGCAGCTGGCGGAGTTGGATCAGCGCGTGCGTGCCCTTGAAATGCGCCCCTAACCTTGGAGCACTCACATGGATGCCATGAGCCCTGAAACCATTGCTGCGATCGCCATCATCGTCGCGGCCGGTTCTGAGCTGATCGCCATCAGCCCGCTCAAGTCCAACAGCTGGATCCAGCTGCTGCTCCAGGCCGCACGCCTCGCCTTTCCCAAGCGCCGCTGACATGGCCAACGCCGCGCCGATCACGCTGGAGCAGCTGTTCCGGTTCTACCGGGGCCTGCCGCATCAGGCTGCAGCGATCGGGCAGCTGGAGCAGGATCTGGCCGTGAATGGCTACGCGGCTGCCATGCGCCGCGATCGGGCGTGGTTCAACACCTGGAGCCAAGACGGCAAACAGGCGGATCTCGCGGCTGCGCTGAAGCTCATCAAGGACTTCGAGGGCTGTCACCTTGACGCCTACCCCGACCCGCTCTCAGGCGGCGCACCGTGGACCATCGGTTACGGCACCACGCGTTACAGCGACGGCCGTCCGGTACAAAAAGGCGATCGGATCAACGTTATCGAGGCCGACATGCTGCTGCGGCTGGAGGTGGACAAGATCGCCGCCAAGCTGCGCGCCACGGTGCCCTACTGGGTGGAGATGACAGACCAGCAGAAGTGCGCGCTGATCTCCTTCGCCTACAACCTCGGCACCGGCTTTTATGGCGCCAAGGGCTTTGAGACCATCAGCAAGCGGCTACGCGAGAAGGACTGGCCCGGCGTGCCCGATGCCCTGCTGCTCTACCGCAACCCTGGCACCAACGTGGAGGCCGGCCTCAAGCGGCGCCGCATCGCAGAAGGCGACCTATGGGGGCGTGAACGGCAGACCACTGGCCCGATCTCCGCGATGTTCACGCCGGAGTCGCCCTTCTCCCACAAGCTCACGCCGCACATCAGCTACGGCGAGTTTGCGCTCGGCCAGGAGGCGCGCCGCTTCGATCACCAGCACCAGTGCGACACGGCGCTGAAGCTGGCGCAGTTCCTTGAGAAGGTGCGCGCGCAGTTCGGCGGCAAGCCGGTGGTGGTCACATCGGGCTACCGGCCGCCAGCCGTCAACCGCTCGGTCGGTGGCGCCAGCAGCTCTGAGCACCTCTACGACGGCATCGGCGTCGGTGCGGTGGACTTCGTGATTGACGGAGCCGACATGATGGCCGTGCAGCGCTGGTGCGATCAGAACTGGCCGCACTCGCTCGGGTACGCGGCGCCGCGGTTTCTTCATCTCGGCATCCGGAAAGGCGGACCGCGCGTGCGGTGGGATTACAACTAAGCTGCGGCCGCCCTTGATGCCTCGCATGATTCTTCCCGACCACCAGATCCGCTGGTTCTGCCAGAAGCACGCCATGGTCGTGCCCTTCTCAGAAGATCAGCTCAACCCGGCCAGCTATGACGTGCTGCTCGGCGATCGCTTGATGATCGAAGTGCCCGAACATCGCGACATGCAGATCCACGGCATTGCCGGCCACACCGCCGATGATCCCTACTGGCTGCAGCCTGGCGAGTTTGTGCTCGCTCAGACGCAGGAGATCTTCAACATCCCCGACAGCGTGGCTGCGCAGTTCGTGCTGAAGTCCAGCCGCGCACGCGAAGGCCTCGAGCATCTGCTGGCCGGCTTTGCAGACCCTGGCTTCCACGGGTCGGTGCTGACGTTGGAGCTGCAAAACGCGCGCAGGCTGCATCCTGTTGCTCTGTGGCCCGGCATGAAGATTGGGCAGCTCGTCTTCTTCCAGATGGCTGGGCTGCCTGACGTGAGCTACGCGGTCAAAGGTCATTACAACCGGGATGAAGCCGTAACCGCCAGCAAGGGGCATCTGTAAAATGACAGGGCTGCGGCGCGTCAACGCCCAGCCCTTGACCACTGCTCTACCAGTGATGGCTGAATCTTACGGCGCTGAGCGCTGGCTGCCCGTTGTCGGGTTTGAAGGTCTCTACGAGGTTTCTGATTACGGCCGCGTGCAAAGCGTGGATCGAGTGGTGGCATTGAATAACCACCCGACGCTGAAGCAGCGGACCATGAAGGGACGCCTGCTTTTTCAGAAGACAAACCTACCGGCTGGCCGAGGTTACAAACGCAAGCAGGTCGCTTTGTGGAAAGAAAACCGCGAGCACACAATGAACGTTGCACGCCTTGTGGCCGAAGCGTTTTTGCCTAACCCAGAGATGCTTCCATATGTTCTGCATCTTGACGACGACGCTACAAACAATCGGCTTTCAAACCTGCAGTGGGGAGATGCTGCTGAGAACGTAAGGCAAGCGGTAGAGCGGCGGCGTTTTCCTGCAGGATCTCACCACCACAACTATCGGCACGGCAGATACGCCAGCAAGGGCTAGCCCGTTATCGGATGCCGCAGCGGCGCCATGCGCTGGCGGTGGATGCGACCCGGTGCCTCAGCCGGATCGTCTAGCGGGATCAGCGTGTAGTCGTCGCAGCCGTGACTCTCGGCGAAGTGCTGCGCACCGCGGTGGGTGGCAAACGGCCCGACGTGCCACGGGCCGATGCGGAGGATGTAGGTCATGGGTTCCCCCAGCGGGCAAGGACAGCGCGAGCAAAACCAACGGGATCGGCGCAGCCAAACGTTGGAGATGTTTCGATCCAGAAATCGTAGAGCTCTTCGTCAGTGATAACTGCGGAGTTATCGCGGAGCTGCTGAAGCTGCTCCTGCATCTCGCCCAGCAAGTTAAGCAGGCGCTCCATGCCCACATCCTTGCCGACAAAGACCGCCTCTGCCGCCTTGCGGCCGGCTGGCGTCAGCAGGCTTGATTCAAAAACCTGGCTAGTCATGTTGGCAATCTGAAGGGGTGAGGTTGACAAAGCCCCGCTCCGGCGGGGCTGGCAGGTGTCAGGCGGCCACCACTGCGTAGTGGTAGGGCTCGTCGGCAATCTGCTCGTTATAGAACTGTGCGCGAGCTTCGGCTTCTTCACGGGTGCTGTAGGTATCTTCGCCGGTGCCGAGGAGCTGGCTGGTGGCGGTGAGGATGCAGGAAAGGCGGAAGGTCATCGGAGTGGGTGGCTGTCGATGTGTGAACTATACACCGCCTGCGGGGCACAATGCGCCGGACGCAGGGTCAGTTAACGCACTGTCACACAAGGTGTCAGAAACTGACACGCCCTTTTGGCAGGTCGGCAATAGGCAATGTTCCTTGCTGCTGCCGACATGGCCGAAGCTGATCAAACCTTGCTCGACGCAATCAAGAGCCTTGACAGCTGGGTAATTCACCATCTGCTGCGTATCGCTCACGAGCCTTACTCCGAACAGTCGCAACAGGCGGCAAACGAGGCCGCCAACCTGACCTATCTGCTGCGGCAGCAATTATCCATGATGCGGCCGCTCTGGAAGGACGATGCTCAGGCGCTTCAAAACGACTACATCGCCTCGCAGGCTTAAAGCTTTTGGCGCATCGGCGGCCGGCACGCAGCCGGCCGTTCCGGTCGCGCCCGCTACCGTGGCACCAGCGGCGGCCAGCCCATGCGGGCGTTCTACCTAGAGATCTCCGCCAAGCTCATCATCCGATCCGATTCCGAACCCGACGACCTGCCAGCTGACATCTACTCCCAGCTGACCGAGTTCATCCCGAACGATGAGGACATCATCGACATTGAGGTGACAGCCGTTCCCCTGCCGCCGGACCTTGGACCGACACCACATTGATGAGACGCGCCTAGTCACCCGGCGCTCGGCACGCGATCAGATCCTTCTAGCCTGGAACTACCGCTGCGCCTACTGCGGTGAGCAGCTCGGCCGCTCCCCTACCCTTGATCACGTCATCCCCAAGGCGCACGGGGGGCTCACCGTCCGTAGCAACCTGGTCGCCTGCTGCTGGGCGTGCAACTCAAGCAAGGGACACAAGCCGTACGTTGACTGGTATCGCGCCCAACCGTTCTGGTCTGCCATGGGCGAATGGGCACTCGCGCGCTGGGTAGCCGGCACTCCTTAAGCTGTCGCCGTTCTTTGTTTCGTCTCTAGTCGTCCGTTTCGCCCGGCAGCGGTGAGGCCAGGAGCGCGCGAGCCCTGGCCACCGGGCACCCATTCACGGCAGGATCCTGCTGCAGACCCACAGCGCGATCAGGCACGTCGCCCAATACTCCACAATCAGGATCAGCACGTCGCGGAGCATCAGCGGGCTAGCAGGTGGTCGAGGTACAGCTCCGCCTGCCACAGGTCGCTGGAGTAGCGGCAGGTGCCACCGACGCAGCTGCGGTAGTACAACTCCCCGCCGCCGTCAGGCTCCAGCGTCTCGATCCACCCGCCGCCACGATCGGTGCGGCTGATCACCTTCGGCTGGCTCATAGATCTCGCACCTGACCGCGTAGCGGCCACCGCTCTGTTTCGATTCTGGCAACCCCATCTCGCAGCGATTGCGGTGCGTGTCCCAGTGCAGACAATCCCAGCACATGCGCTGACCGCCAGCTGGCCGCAGCTGCACCAGTGCCGCCTCGTAGATCTTCTGCGCGCGGATCAGAGCGGTCTGCAGGTGCATGGTGCCGGTGTCGGCGTCCAGCTGGTGCTCGGGCTTCGGTCCCAAGATCACACGTGCGTGCCAGTTGCGATCGGAGCGGCTGCACACCAGCAGCAGTCGGCCGGCGTGCAGTCTGATCACTCCTCCTCTCCGTATGCCGGCTGATGGAAGATCCGCTCCAGCTGCATCGAGGCGGGCTCCGGCTTGTAGTTGGAGACGTAAGCGGCCACCGGGTCAGTTGGATCGGCTGCGGTAAAGACAATCGGCCAATGCCGCTCCTTCACTACCACCAAACAGGTGCGGCGGCTGCGCACCAGCACCCACAGCGCTAGGCGCTCAAGCAGGCTCAAGCCGGGCAGCAGACGCATCATCCCTCCAGTTTGCCGAGCAGTCGCCGTAGATACCACTGCGCCTTGGATAGGGACACCGCCTCACCTTTGTGGCGCTCGCGCCAGGTGTATTTGATGATGTTCCCCTTGCAGTAACCCCGGAACTCCTCAGGCGTCAGGGCAGCCTCGATGGCGTCGATGCACTCGACACCGCCCTGCTTGTAGTGATCGGGGTTGATCTGATCGCTCATGCTGCCACCTGCTGCTCTGCGTTCTTCCACTTCTTACGGTTTACGATCTCGCTGACGTGCGGCACAGAAATGCCGTAGGTGATCGCAATGCTGAGCATGGTTTCGCCCTTGGCGTACAGCTGCCGGATCTCGATCGCGTTCTGCGGTGTCAATACTGCAGTGCTGGGGATGTGGCCAGCCTTGAAGGTGCTCATGCCCACTTCTCCCCCAGTAGCTGAGCACGGCACACCTGGATTGCCTGCTGCGCGTTCTTCTGCGTCATCACCGACTCGGTGGCATCCATGGCACGCACCACGCGGTCGAGCAAATCCGGGTAGTAGGTGTCGCGGAAGTTAGCCGCCAGATCGCGGCAGAACTCTTCCCACAGTCCGGTGTAGGTGCTGCGCAGCGGGTGACCGTATGGCAGGTCATCGCGGCCGCTGCGTTCATACAGCGCGTCCATCATGTCGGCGCGTTGCTGATCGAGAAATGTGGCGTGGGTCATGTGTCAAGCAGTTGGCGGATGTGCAGCAGTTCAGCGCAGAGCTGCTGGCGGTTGCGGATGCCGGCGATTCCGCGTAGCTGGTCGATTCTGATGTCGATCAGCTGGCGCACGCGGTGCCGTTCATCAGTCTGCCCAGCCCGAAAGGCGCTGGTGTCGCTCAGCAGCTGCTCAATGCGGTGGCGGATGTCGCTCATGCCGCCTCCATGCTTTTAGCAGCCTGTTCTGCCCATCTCAGCAGATCACCAACCCGGACGATCTGCTCGCCGGTGTCTGTCACACGCCAGTGGATTGATGCGGTGTCTTTCAGGGCTTGGTTGATCACTTCGCGGATTAGGTTGGCTTTCACTTTCAGGAAGAGCTGGTACTTAAGCTGATCCATGACAGAGGCCGGCTCCCTGTCATCGGACACAGCCGGTCCATCTGGCTCGGCTAGCGCAGCGTGAGCGATGTCCATCCACTGCTGGAAAACAACCTTGTAGCGGTGCGGCCAGTCGGCTTTCTCAAGGCAGTCGGTCAGCTCAACGCACAGGGCGCGGAAGGTGAGGTGGTCAGTCATCGAGTTGCTCCAGTGCGCGGCGGATGATGTGTTGGTCATTGGCAGTAGGAAATTGATCCATGCGGTCTAGTGCCTCCAGTGCCTGCTCCTTCAAGCTTGGCGGCTTGGGGCGCATTGCTTCTTTTAACGCTTCACCCAATGGAATAATCTTTAGATGCACGTCATTCAATGCATTGTGATCTAGCCATTCTGCATCTTCTGCAAGTTGTTGGTCAGCGCCCCATTGGGCGACAGCTATAAGGACGCGTTGATCAAACGGGCTAATCACAGAAACTGGACCGCCGTATAGCTCTTCCATCCACTGCTGCACCAGCTCCGGCGGTGGGGTGATGGGATGTTGTTGATTAGTCATCGAGTTGCTCCAGTGCGCGGCGGATTCGTTCCGACCTTTCATCAAACTCTGGCCTCCCTAAAGTGCGGCCAACCAGCCAGTCAAAGTCGGCAAGCGCCTGCTTCTTCAAGCTCGGCGGCGATGAGTTCGATTTGAGAGCAGTCCACACAGCGGACGCCCAGCACTTCACAGCCAAGCCGGCTGTCTAGGGCACGCAGTGCTGCAGCTATGGCACGGAACTGTGGCCCTGGCACACCATCTTCAACCCAGTCGAACTTGCTGTTGAATGACTCAAAGACTGATCGGGCAGCGGGTGAAAGTTCAGTCTTCATGGGTGGCTTATGCGAACAGTGGCGATGCCATCGAGCGGCACACCAAGGCGGTGGGCAGCACCGGCGCTGAGATCGATCGAGCCGCAGTCGCACCGATCGGTGACGCGCACCGTGAGCGTGCGCCCTTGGTGGCTGACGCGCACCGGTGTGCCGCAAGGGAGGAATGGATGCGCGGCGCTGACGCCCCAGTGCTGGTATGTGCCACCGCAGGCTGTCTGCCGGCCGTGATACCAGCCGTCGTAGACCGTGGCGGTCACCTGCCGAGCGTGCACCGGGCTGGCCAGCAGTAAGGCCGCGGCGGTCATGGCAGCGCGGATCATGCCACCTCCACCACAGCACCAGGCCAACGTGCCTGGGCGTAGCGGATCGCGTGGCGCTTCGATTCCGCGCGAGTGATCCACGTCATCGGGCGTGCGCCCTGCGGATAGATCAGCAGCCTGAACTCCTTAGTGCGCGCCTTGGGCTTCGGCCGGCTGATGCCGTCGCCGTGCTTACTGGTGGGTGCATCTTCCTGCCATTGCCACGGCAGCATGGCGCCAACAACGTCAGGCATCGGTTTCAGGGGTAGGTGTGATCCACTCAATCTGCGACCACCATTCGAGCCAGGTGTCGGCGGCGATCAGCTTGGCTTCGGTCAGGCTGGAAGCCGTGACGCACTCCAGCACGTTCGCGGCCTTGATCTGGAAGTAGTAGCGGCGCTCAGTCATGCCGCACCACCTGCTGCGTGCCGGAGTGGGTGGTGGTGTGATGTGCGCCGGATTCGATGCCGATCATGGCGAACACGGCAGCGGCAATCAGGCAGCAGATGGCGTTGTTGATTTGGTTGATCATTGTGCGAGCGCTTGGCGGACGCGGTAGCGGGACAGGTTGAGGCGGTCAGCGATCTGGCGCTGGCTGAGGCCGGTGCTGCGCAGAACGCGGATGCGGCGATCGTCAGAGGCGGTAAGCCAGTCGATCACCGCCACTAAAAACAGCAGCGGTAGTAGCAGCTTCCAGATCACGAGCAGAGTTGCGGTGAGCATGGTGTTGCGTGAATGTGGGGAGAGCCCCGAAGGGCTCAGGCATCCAGCAGCCGGATGATCTCTTGGCGGCGCTGAGTGACAGCCCACCACTGATCGAACTGCTCAATCAGCTCGTTCAGGAGAGCCTGCATGTTCAGCGCAGCCTCTGGGCTGCCGAGTGGGGGACCGTTTGCCCCCGGTGAGCGAATCATACACCGCAGACCGCGCATCCTGCCAAGGCGGCTGTCACATTCCGTAACGTGCCACAGCCTCGGCCGTTCGCCGTTCGTTCGCCTCGCGCAGTGGTGCGACCTGATCCTTCGCCTCAATGTGCTCCACGCGCAGCTTCGTGTGCCCCGTGCTCAGCTCCAGCGGCACGCGCAGCACCGGCTTGCTCAAGTGCGCGGCGCTCCAGCCCACCGCATAATCCGGCACCGCCACCTCGACCGTGAACCACTTGTGGCCGCAGTCAGCGCACACTCGACGGCGCACCACCTGATCAGCCAGCCGATTGTTCGTGATCGGCACACGCAGCGCGGCGCTCGAGCACTTTGGGCAGTTCATGGGCACCATGGGGGCAATACGCCCCAGACAGAATGAAGTTCGGTGAATGGATGGTGGCGCAAATACCACCAGAAAAACAGTTCGAGATCGAGAAGCAGTGCCGCGCGCTGGAGCAGCACCCAGACGCCGGCACCATCGCAGCCAAGCTCCTCAAGCAGTGCTACCACCAGCAGGAGATGCTCCAGGCCGCAGTCCATGAGATCGCGCGCTTGGAGCTCAAGCTGATGCAGCCCTAGAAGAGATCGGCCTCCACGATCTCAGTCACCACGCCATCAGTCGCCTGAGCCAGGCTCTGGGCAGCAGCCTGCGCAGTCACAGGCGGCACCCAGTCACGGGGCGGCTGCGCCACAGCGCTCACATACGCCAACCCCTTGCTGCTGGTCTTCTTCCAGCCGCTAATCGGTACCTGGACGCTGCCGTATTGATCTGGCGTCTGGCTAAGCACGAATGCGCAGAACGCATCGAGCTCCTCCACCTTCACGCTCATCATTCCGCTGAAATCCACCTTGCTCTCAGGCTTGGTGGATTTGAAAATTGCCAGGTTCAGTTTGAAGCTCATTGCTCTCCGGGGTTGATGGTGTTGGCCTGTTCGTATTGCTCCACCTCGGCCAAGGGGTAGAGCACGAAACCGGGCGTGCGGAAGTACGCAGGCCCCTTACCGGTCTTGCGCCATCGCAGCAGCGTGTCACGACTGACACCCCACCGCTCGCATAACTGCGTTGCGGTTAGGTAATCAGAAGAGTTCGTCATCTGCTGCAGGTGCAGGTGCAGGTGCAGGCTGTGCGATCGCAGCATTTAAGTCCGCCACGCTGGTCTCAGTCACCTTGACGGGTTCCACGTCGAGCACCTCCTCTTGGCTCTGCATACCCAGCAACATGTCGCTGGCATACAGACGGCCCCAGAAGGCCGCGGCGCGGTAACGGATCATCAACTCCGGCATGGTCAACCACTTGCTGCCGCTCTTAGTGGCCCATCCTTCCTTTTTGGCCATCGCGATCGTGATCGTGGGCCCCTTCAGCTCCTGTCCGCTGGCGAGATCCTTGGCGACCGCATAGCAGGCCAAGCTGTCGCCGCTGCCGCTCAGCTCGAACCGCAGCGGACTGAATCGGCCACAGCCGTTGACCATCGCGATGATGAAGCTGCTGCTCCACGATGGGCGACCGTGGATCACATGGAGGTGCTGCATGGCGAGAAATGGGCTGATGCCCATCCGGCCTGCAATCTCGAGCGCGACGAGGCAGTTGGCAAACCCCTGCTGCCCTTGGAACTGCGGCGGGATCAGTGTGCTACTGGCCAGTGCCTTGGCGATCCGTTGCGCATCCTCGAAAGCCTGGATGCCCGAGAAGACTGAGCCTCCGGGTTGTGTGGTGGTGAGTGCTGTTGATTCAGTCATCAGTACGTCTCGATCTCGGTGATCTGTTGCTGCGCGCCACTGGCGCCCGTCATCCAACCCGGCAGGCTGATGGTCTCGATCTGATCGCTGTAGCTCGGCCAGCTGTCAGCAGCACGGCAAACGGCCAGCTTGCCTAGATCCTTCATGGCCTGATCGTGCCCGCGCTCGATCATCTCCGCATCGGCGGCATAGACCGCACACGCATACGGCGCGGTTGATTCCACGCAGATGAAGATGAACTGATCCGGCCGCTTGCCGGTCGCCTGCTCAAGCCCGTTCAGATACCAGCCGGCCTGCACGTGGTAGCGGTAATCAGCGATGCTGCGCATGAAGCCGCGTGGGCTGGCGTCTCTGGTGGTTTTGAGATCCACCATGATGCTGCCGTCATCGGTCAGCCAATCCGGCCGGCACTTGCACTCCACCCCATAGGTGGGGTCCGTCCACATGTGCGTGGTTTCAGCCTTCCCGGGCAGACCCAGCAGCATTGCTGCACCGGGATGGCGCATGATGCTGCGGCCCATGGCCATCACCACCTCGGCATCGTCGGCGGTAATCACGGTCTTGCCAGCAGCAGCAGCCTCGAACGCTGCATAAGACTCCTTGCCGGCCTTGGTGCGGCGATCCATGGCAGGTGCCACGGCGATCTCTTCATCCCACCTGCTCAGCTCGAGCACGTGCGTGTGAAGCGCAGTGCCAAGGCGCATGGCAGCAGAGGGTTCCGGCGTGATGCGGTTCGGATCCAGGTAGCGCGACCAGTAGTGCAGCCCTGATCGCGCGATGAGATCCAGATGAGACTTTGAGACAGCCGGATGTGCGTGATACGCGGTGTTGTCCATAGTTGCGGGCAGTTGCGGCCAAATACTAGCAGTTGCGGCGGGTTGCTTCAACTGGCAGCTGTTAGGATTCCGTCAAGTCACTAAAGAGACTGCATGGCCCAACCCATTGATTTGACGGGGCAGCGCTTTGGACGGTTGCTTGTTCAATCGTTCGCTTTTAGCCGTAACGCTGCTCACTGGAACTGCCGGTGCGACTGTGGTGGCTCAAGCGTTGTTAGAGCAGCACTGCTTAGAAACGGAACTGTTGCCAGCTGCGGTTGCGGATCGCGCAGGCAAGCTCGACTCAACTGCCAGAAGTGGTGGAGGAAAAACGAGCATATTCCTGAGCACTTGCGCTCAGGGCTAAAAAACTGCTACCGCAACATGTTGCGGAGATGCACTGATCCGACTGATAAACGCTGGATTTCTTATGGCGGCCGTGGCATCAATGTCTGCGCTGATTGGATCGGAACCGATGGACGACAGAACTTTTACGGATGGGCGCTAGAGGCTGGCTACAGCAAAGGTCTACAAATTGACCGCATTGATGTGCACGGGGACTACTGCCCAGGTAATTGCCGTTTTGTTGATGCCGTAGTTCAAGCAAACAACACAAGGCGCAACAGGATCATCACGTGGCAAGGTCGTTCAATGACTGCGGCTAACTGGGCCAGAGAGCTGGGACTTACTTATGCGTCAATCCAACATCGCTTGGATAGGGGTTGGCCCATGGAGCGCATCGTCTCTCAACCTCAGCGGAAACGTGGTCATGCTTAAGCTCCGCCCCTACCAAGAGAAACTTCTAGAAGATCTTCGCCAATCCATGCGGCAAGGGCATCGGCGCATCCTTGCTGTCATGCCGACTGGTGCTGGCAAAGGCACAACCATTGCCGTGATGGTGCAAAGCGCAGCAGACCGCGGCAAGCGTGTGCTGATCCTTGCGCATCGCAAAGAGCTGATTGCTGATCTGTCCAAGCGCATCAGTTGGCTAGGCATTGATCACGGCATTATTTGCGCCGGCTACTCAGAAGATCTGACCAAGCCAGTTCAAGTCGGCAGTGTGCAGACCATTGTGCGCAGGATCGACCGCATACCTGAACCATCCCTGATCGTGCAGGACGAGGCGCACCATTTAATTCGGGGCAACATGTGGGGCCGCATTGTGGATGCTTGGCCTGACGCCTATCTGATCGGCAAAACAGCAACGCCTGCCAGGCTCGGCGGTGAAGGCTTAGGCGAAGGTCACGGTGGCTACTTCACTGACATGGTGTTGGGCCCGTCAGTGGCCGATCTGATCTTCACTGGCTACCTGTCGCCCGCACGGATCTACGCACCACCAGTGGTCGCTGATCTGCAGGGCATCCGCAGCCGTGGTGGTGATTACGCCAACGATCAGGCCGCGGCCGCTATGGATCGGCCCACGGTGACCGGCGATGCCATCGCCCACTACCAGCGCCTAGCAGCAGGCCAGCAAGCGATCGCCTTCTGCTGCAATGTCGCGCATGCCGTCTCAGTGTGCGACGCATTTAAGACGGCAGGTATTAGCGCGGAACTGCTGCTAGGCAATACTTCAGGCCGCGAGCAGGTGGTGGCCGACTTCGCAGCACATCGCATCCGCGTGCTCGTCACCGTCGACGTGGTCAGCGAGGGTTTCGATGTGCCAGCCGCCAGCTGCGCCATCCTGCTCAGGCCCACACAGTCGCTCGGGCTCTACCTGCAGCAGGTTGGCCGGGTGCTGCGCCCAGCAGCTGGCAAGAATGCCGCGATCATCCTCGACCACGTGGGCAACGTCCACCGCCATGGCTTCCCCGACGACCACCGCGACTGGTCCCTCGATGATCGCCTCCGCACTGGCCGCGGCGGCACCGGCCAGCCAGCCCCATCGGTCCGCACCTGCACCACCTGCTTCGCTGCCTTCAAGCCGGCACCCGTCTGCCCGTGCTGCGGCGCGGCATGTGCTCCAGAAAAGCGGCGTGACGTGCTTCAGATTGACGGTGAGCTGCTGGAACTAAAGCGAGAGGAGATCCGACAGCGCGCAGCTGAACGCAAACAGCAGCGGGTGCGAGCCCGCACGTTGTCAGAGCTGCTGGCTGTGGCACGCATCCGTGGCTACGACCCCGGCTGGGCGTATCGCGTTCACAATGCCCGCAGCAGCCGAGCATGACGTGGCCAACGCCGAGACCGACCTGCAGCAGCGCATCCGCTTGGCGCTCGGCACGCAACACGACCTGCGCCTGTTCCGCAATCAGGTCGGTCAGCTGCCAGATCCCCGCACCGGTAGACCCGTTCAGTTCGGCCTTGCACGCGGCTCCGCAGATCTCATCGGCTGGCGCACGGTGACCATCACGCCCGACATGGTTGGCCAGCGCGTGGCCGTGTTCACCTCCATTGAGGTGAAGACCACCACCGGCCGCCTCACGCCCGCACAGCACAACTGGCTCGGCGTGGTCCGAGGTGCTGGTGGCATCGCCGGCGTGGCGCGCTCCGTGCCGGATGCTTTGAGAATTGTCACAGCTGACTGCCCAACCTCCTAACCCCACGGCACACTTTGCCAGCAACTCCACGAGGCACCGATGCCTGCGCTCACAGATCAGCTCGCCCTGCTTCCAGATGACTGGGCACTCGTCGCTGTCGGCAACGACAAACGCCCCTATCAGCCCGAGTGGCAGAAGCATCCCCTCACCAAGACGCAGGTGGAGCGCGAGCTGCAGGCTGGTCGTGCCGTTGCCATCGGTGTGCTCGCAGGTCCACCGTCAGGCGGCCTGCTGTTCGTTGATCACGATGGCCTCGGCGCTTCCGAGGTGCTCACCAACCTCGGCACCTCTTTGCGTGATCTCCCCAAATCCTGGGCAGTCACATCCGGCCGCGATGGCCGCCTCCAGATCATCTACAGCGTGCCCCGTGGCTTCTGGGAGCAGATCAAGACCACCAAGCTGAAGTCGTCCGTCAAGGGCGAGCAGCTGGAGCTGCGCTGGACCGGCTGCCAGTCCGTTGTCATCGGCAAGCACCCCATCACCGGCGCCTACCGCTGGCTAAAAGGCCGCGCACCCGGTGACCTGCCCCTCGCTGAAGCGCCATCGGTGCTGCTGCAGCAGATGATGCGCGGACCTGAGATACCCCCGCTCATCCACACGCCCAACCCCACCGAGGACGCAGACCGCGCCCGCGCCTACCTCGACAACATCCCCACCTCGCTGTCCGACGACTACGACGAGTGGGTCAAGGTGGGCATGGCGCTTCACAGCGTGGGCGACGACAGCCTGCTGGCTGATTGGATCCAATGGTCGGCAGGCTCCGGCAAGTTCAAGGCCGGCGAGTGCGAACACAAGTGGTCCACCTTTAAGGCCGACACCGGCGGCGTTGGCCTCGGCACTCTCTACCACCTCGCGGGTGGCATCTCCCCACGCCAGGTGGCCGTCAATGCCCTGAAGGCTGCGCTGGGTGATACGCACCCCAAGGCCGCGGCCATCGAGGCATCATCCGGCGGCAAGGCGCTCAAGCTGGAGGCCGATGAGCTGCTCACCCTGATCCGCCAGCAGCTTGGTGATCGCCTTCGTTACAACATCTACACCCAGAACATCGAGCTGGACGCTCAGCCCATCCAGAGCCTGGAGCACTACTACCTCCAGTTCGCGCAGATGGGCATCAAGGTGTCTAAGGAGCTGGCCGCTGACGCCATCGTCTACGTCGCCCAGGCCAATCGCTTTGACCCCGTTCGGGAGTACCTCGACCGCATCGCAGAGGAAGTCACCCCGGTCTCCATCGACCACCTCGCCAGCGCCTACCTGCGCCCCGGTGACACCCCCGGCACCCTCTACGACGCCATGCTGCGCGCCACGCTCATCGCAGCCGTGCGCCGCATCTACGAGCCCGGCAGCAAGCACGACTCGGCCTGCGTGCTCATGGGACCGCAGGGCTGCGGCAAGTCCACCTTCTGGCGAAACCTCGGCGGCGTGTTCTTCTCCGATGCCTTGCGTGATGTGTCTAGCAAGGACGACCTGATGGTGCTCCACCGCTCCTGGATCATGGAGTGGGCAGAGCTGGATCACATCACTGGCCGGCGCCATGCAGGGCAGGTCAAGGCGTTCCTGTCCCAGCAGACCGACACCTTCCGCGTGCCCTACGGCAAGGCCACCGAGGACTTCCCCCGGCGCTGCATCATCGTCGGCTCCACCAACCGCGACAGCGGCTTCCTGGTGGACGACACCGGCAACCGCCGTTTCTGGGTGGTGCCCGTCACCGCTGCGCCCCACATCGCCGTCGATGGCCTGCTGCTGGAGCGCGATGCCATCTGGTCCGCTGCCGTTCACGCCTATCGGGCTGGTGAGGCCAATCACCTGCCCCGCGAGCTGGAGATGCAGGTCGAGGCCGAGAACGAGTCCTACCTGGTCTCCAACCCTTGGCAGTCGGCGGTGCAGGCGTACCTCAACCGGCGCGTGAGCATCGAGCCGATCACCACCGAGGAGGTGTTGACCAACGCGATCCAGAAGCCGCTGGAGCGCCAAACCAGGGGAGATCAGATGCAGGTCGCATCCATTCTCAAGGATCTTGGCTGCGACAAGTACCGGGACTGCACTGGCGGAAAGCGGCGCTGGGTGTACCGCCTCCCAACCTCGTCAAAATAGGTTGGGCACAAAAAATCCGCGCCCTGCAAGGGGTCTCCCTATCTCCTAACCTCCCTACTTCTAAGAAAGAGTATAAATAAAGTAGTAGTAAGGGGGTAATACCCCCCTTTTGGGGAAGGTCTGAGGTCGGGATAGGTTGGGCACAGGCTTCACGCCTCTTCGATGGACCTGCTGGGCTGACGCCTCTACCCTTGGCACATGGCCACGCTCACCCTCGACATCCGCTCGGAGCTGCCCAAGGCCATCCGCTGGACGGATGCCATGACCAAGCAGCTGCCGTTCGCCATCAGCCAGGCGCTCAACCAGTCCGCCTTCGATGTGCGCACGGCGCTGGGTG